GAAAAAATACTGTATTTACCAAATTTTAATGTTATTAAATTGTTAAGTTTTTTGGAGTATATAAATTATACTTTAAGGTTAACTCATCACCTGCCTTGATGTCTACTAAAGTTCTAATGTGGTAGTTACCACTCTCCTTTACATCTATTTTTAAGTTAGGACTTTTACTATGATTGATAAAACCACCCAATGGTGTTCGAATGAATCCATTTTCTGATGCAATATCAATAATATGTGTTAATCCTAAATCTGTATCAGATTTAATATCTTCTACTGCGAATAAACCCAATCCTTCAATCCCAGATTGTTTGATTGTTAATTGTGAAGGTAGCGGCCGATAAGTTGACATTATTTAGCCCATTTCTTTCTTTGAACTATTTGAGAAATAATTCCATATACTGATAAATCTTCATAAGTATCTTGGATGTTCTCACCAACTTCATCGGGCTGTCCTAACACAACTAATTGCTTTAATCGTTGTATTTTATCATTTTTTCTAAACCATAATCCTACTAAAGATAATTTTATATCATCATCTGATTCTAAGTTGCTTCCAACTGAAATGTTTCCTGGCCCATAGTTTCGTTGTTTCTTACAAAACGTAACATACATTTCTTCTAATATTTTTTGGAACTCCTTAGTAGTTTCAGGATATAATCTTTCACAATATTGTATTGCGTTTTCTTCTTTGTTTTTGGTTATAGTACGTTCACCATTATGGACTACTTTTGATTTTGCTTCTCTTAGTATTTCTGCCATATTATTCTTCTATAGGTAAATCCAATATATCCTTTTTAAATGCGTCTTGTAGTTTTTCTATACCTGTTTTTAAATCATCTATAGATGCTCCAAACACTTCTGCTGGATATTCACCATATCCTACAATTTTGTTTTCTACATTATACTGAACCTCATGTATTCCATACACATCAGCACCACTTTCATCTTTATATTTACAAACTCTGAAATTCCAATATGATGGGTCATTTTCAAAGTTTAAATCTAATTTTAATTGATTTGGGTTATCTGAACCCGTCATCTCTGTTTCTAAATTTTCGCTCATTTCTTTAATATTTTTTTTGATTCTTTTTCTGTTAAACCATATTTCATTAAAATGTTTATCACATCATCTTTTGATAGGATTTCTAAGTAATCAGTAACCTCTCTCTGAGATACTCCATACCATTGTGATAGATATTCTAAACATTCTTTGTTGTATTTATTCGATTTACTACCCTTAATGTATTTATCAAATGTTTTCTTTTTTGGTAAAAAATCTAAATATACTTTATATACATCTCTAGCTGATAGTAATCCGACTGTGTACTTTTGTAATATATTTACAATAGGTAACAAATCTAAATTCATACTCAACCATCTATTAATGATAAAAGGTGAGAAAGATTTCTTGTCCATATCCGATAGAGATGCCCAAGAGTCTTTCTTCTCCTTTATACCACTCAGATGTTGAAAGATAGTCTTAGCTTTCACAGTATTTTCCGATTTGGTTGCCATTAAGGTAATAATTCTTTAGGTAAAAACTTTTCCGATACATGCCCACACTCTGCACATCTAACTACAGGAATTGGTAACATTGATTTCTGTCCGTTTGGTGATTGTACCGCTGGAACTTCTTTAAACATTGTTACTTCTTCCCAAAAGATAGAATCACAGTTCTCACAATGTACCGTTGGTAACTTTGTGGGGTCTAACTTCATTTGGGCTTGTGGTGGTCCTTGCTTAGAACCACCCATACCGATTACTTTACCTTTTCCCATAATTACTTATTTTCTTCTACAGATACTTTTCTGTATTCAGTTACTAATTTCTTAATTTCACCAATAGCTTTCCTAGCTCTACCTTTAGATGCTTTAGTTGTTCCATTGTGTTCTGTTTCGAATTCTACAAATAAATCTTTTATCTGTTCGAATAGTTCATTTGAATTTGCCATAATTTACTTTCTTTTTTTATTATTATTGTTTTATATCGATTATTATTTCTAGCATCATCGCCATAATATTAATCTCCTTATCTACTACAGATGCATCTTTATACTGTCCATCTGCAATCTTCAGTATGGTATTACCCACTTTACCATTTGCGTAATCATCTACATTATCATACAGAAATCTGTAGAATGGTGTAAAATCTTTAACCTTTGAATCTGCTACAATTTTTCTAACAGATGTAAAGGTATCCTTTACACCCCCATCGGATTTAAGTAGTGTTAGTACTTCATCCATATAGTTTGCTTGAATCGTTGATGCTTTATCAATCTTCAATTCACCTTTAATAACTTGTCGTTGCCCTGCATTTAGAACTCTACGAATATCAGGATACCCACTATTAACTAAGGTTGCTAAATCACTCATTTCGTATTTAACTTCTTCAGTATCTAAGATATCTTTCAATCTCATAGCCACCTCTTTTTTAGATGGTGGTGTAATCCCAAATGTTTGACATCTACTCTGAATCGGGTCAATCACTTTTTCTACATAGTTACACGTTAAAATGAAACGAGTAGATTTAGAGAATGTTTCCATCAGATTACGAAGTGCTGCTTGTGCATTTGGTGTAAGATAATCAGATTCATCTAAGATAATAACTTTCCACTTACGGAAACCCATAGATGATGCGAACCCTCTAATTTTATCCCTTACTGCATCTACTGAGTTTTCATCAGATGCGTTGATGTACATAACATCACAATCGATTTGATTTGTAATGATTTTAGCCAATGTGGTTTTACCCGTACCAGCTTGTCCATATAGAAGTAGATGTGGTACATCTTCATTCTCTATATAGATTCTTACTTTTTCTAAGATATGCTCATTACCAACATACCCTTCTAATGTATCGGGTCTGTACTTCTCAACCCATAATGTATTTTCTGTATTATTCATTATCTTCCGACTTCTTTTAAATAGTTATTTTTCATTTGTTCCCAACTCATACCAATAGCATCGATGTAAAATAAGTGCTCTGGTTTTAATCTACCTTCTGAGTGTAGTTTGGTGTATCGTTTGATAGCCTTCTTCTTCCACCATCGATTAATATAATCAACACCTTCGGTAAACTTCTTTTTCATAACCAACTCATCCTCTTCAATCTCCTTACGAAGATATTCAGGTCCATTTTCATACATCATAGCGAGATATACACCTCTTTTAAAACCATGATGATACTCTGATTGTTTGATACCACATTCTTTGAATATCTGTCCAAGAATCTTTTGTTTGATACCACTCACAGGACCACTTGCTACACCCATACTCTTACCATTACGGATTCTTTCATTCGTAATCGCAGTTTCGTACCACTCTGCTCTGTTTTCTTTAATCCATTGATGCCAAGGTTCATAGAACTTATCATCAGGTTTCAAAGATATTTTACCAGCGGATTCTCCGAGTGTTTTGAAATGTGGAATACCATTGTACTGAGAATGTATTCCATATAACGATGTTGTACCAACTGCGATTAGAGTTTGTCCATACTTTTCTTTCCAAAGGTTTCTAACTTCAGGAACAGTAGTCATCATAGCAACCAACTTCCCACCTAAAAAATTATATCCTAATGGCTGAGTACATACAATTGTAGATGCTATTGTAGTATGATTCAGTTTTCCATCTTTAAACTTATTATCCTTACTCCACCCAATGTAGTTATCTCTAACTGCCATAGATGTTACATCGGATGCTAATGAAATCTGTCCTAAGAGTTTACCACTTTTCTTATCCTTAACATTAATCTTAACGTTACGACCAGGATTAGCAGTAAACCCCATAGTGTGAATCATCTTTCTAACATAAGTCCACTTAGTAGATTCTTTGGGGTCATCTAAGATTTCAACATATGGTTCTAACTCTTCAATCTCTTTGATAGTTTGTTCCAAATTATTAATATCTTTCGGCATCCATTGTGTATCATACAATTCAGAAATCAAAGATTTATCTCTAATCATATTAGGTTCTTGCAACTCAACCCACTTTTTGTAAAGTGTTTGTTCTTCAACAGTCATTGCTGCAAGGTAATCCATATTTTCGATTAACTCTTTTCTCTGAGTATCGTAATCAAATACTGGTTTAGCCGGCTCTGTATCCCAAAAATTCATATACTTACTTTATCTCTACTAAGTAATACTTAGATGTTAAATTATCCTTCTCAAACTCAATATGTGCCAATCCTTGCGATGAAATCTGTAGGTTAGCTGATTTAGAACCTCTATTCGCATTTAGGATTTCTTTCAAATACTTAGCTGAGAATGAAATAGGTGATACATCTCCATCACATTTACAATCTACTTTCATAGAAATTCTGTTTGTGTTGATTGATGAGTACCCTAAGATAATCTCTCCATTATTATTTTTACACTCAAATGTGAATGTATCGGATTCACTAAGAGCTCCTTTAGATTTGATGAACTTAGATGTAAAATCATCATCTAATGTGATTTGTACATTCATCGGTGGAACTGCTTTTAAATCTGGTACTACAGGAATAACAGATAAATCTGCTAACATATAGTTTACAGAAGTTCCTTTATCAGAAAACTTAATATAAGATTCTGTTGAATCAACATCCATAGATGATTCTAATACTCCTAAGAGTGCTTTTAGTTGTGATGTTGTATAAACACCAAACTCTCCATTTGGAAATTCACCTTCTTTCGAAGTTACTTCCCCAAGTAATGTTTTATCATCTGAGATAAAACTTACCTTCATTTCTGAATCTGATGATGTTATCTTCACCGATTCTACTTCACCACCGAGATTGTATCGGTTAATGAACTGTTCAAGACTTGCTTTCTTCATAAATTTTACTTTTTATTAATTATTGTTACACAAATATACAAAAACTTTTTGAATTATCCAAATTAAAATCCAAAAAATTGTGATGCCTTAGCTAAATTCGGATTTGGTTTTTCCCAACTCATAGCTTTGTAGAAATCATCTAACTTATTCTCTAACTCTTTTTCCCAAATTAAATCATAATCTATATGTTGCTCTACCAAATCCAAAATTTGTTTTGGGTCGTTATATCCCGTCAACCCAACGGAGTCTAATCCTAATGGATTAGGTTTCAAATACACCCACTTAATCTTATCACCATCTTTCATTGGTTCATATTTGTAAGCTGCTTTGAAATATTTTAATAGTTGATTGTAAGTAAGTGCTGCTTTAACATGCGCTGGTGTTCCTTTCATAAACTCTCCCAATGCCTGATTCTTAAATGTGTACTTACTCATACCTTTAACTGCTGAGTTCTTAGCTATATCGATAAAGTTGGTAGTTTGCATCTCATCTTTCTTTTTAAGAATATACTCATCAATTTTATGTTTGTTCTCATCCTTTAGGATATCCATCAATACAGTACTCATCACTTCTTTGAAGTAAGTTGGAAACGATGAACGTTTCACATCCAATCCTTTTACATCCAACTTATCACAATCTACAGTGTTATCATTGATAATCCATTGAGCGTATCGTTTCTTTGATACCCAAAATCCACCCTTAGCGATAGTTTCTTGCTTAATATCAAATCTATGTGAATGTATATTAAACATTTTCAATGCCATTGAATCATAAACTTTGTTGATGTGTTTCTCAACTTCTTGCGCTACTTCCAAAATAGCAGGAATCATTTGCTCATCTGATGTAACATCAATATTAGGATTCCTAGCCTTTACCAATGGAGCTGCTTCATAAAATACAGAATCAGTATCAACATAGATGTTGTAATCTTTTGTTTCACCAATGTTTTTACTATAATATTGGTTAGCAATCATCTCAGTAGTTTTAATTACAGTCTGACCTGTAAGTGTTACTGCTTCTGCATTATCAACATCATAGAATCTGAATGATGGTAATCCCAATACTCCATAAAGGGAATTCAACATAATCTTTTGTACTAACTGTCGTTGGGAATAGAATTTGTATAGTTTATCGTTTCCAGCTTTACCAAACTTTTTCATCTGGTCTTTGTACTCTACCCTTTTATCAAACCATACATTAAGAATCTCAGGAATAACTCCAACTCTATCTTGCGAATACAATACCCCATTTGATGCTATCGATAGTTTTTGTTGTTCGATAAAGCTAACAAAGTTCTCTTTTGGCATTGGTTTAGATTCTCTACCCCCATCATCAACAATAGTGTAAGAATCCATCTCACTTTTCATATGTGATTCAGCAGTATAACCCTTTACCTTACCAATCTTAGTTTCAGGTGAGATATTGATACTCATAATGATTGATGGATATAGTGAAGTTAAATCCAAATCATAAACCCATTTGTAAAGACCTGGCTTTGGTTGCTTTACATATGCACCAGTAAACTTCTCTTCACCATCAGAACCATCAGCATTTTTACCCATACGTTTAGGTTTGTTGGGAGCTACCCTACCACTCCTTCTAAGGAATGTAAGAATAGCCCCTTCTAACCATTTCGATGAGAATAAGAAATCCTCATAGAAAACGTGGCCTGCATGACAAATTGCTCTAGCCAAATCAATGAATTGTAGTTTCTTATCCATATCCACTACCAACTCAACATCAACTAAGTTGTACTCACAAAACTTTTCAATATCATCTCTGAATAATTGGTCTAAGTTTCCTTCATACTCAATCTTTCCTCTACCTAACTCCTTTTGAGCCACCGTATCCAAACGATAGTTAGGAAGTTGTGTATATGTAAAGTTCTTATAAAGTGCGATGTAATCTAATGCAGATACTCCAGCGATTAGATATCTTTTACGATATTTGTTCCAATGAACTTTTCCAATCGGTGATAATCTATTTGCTTGTTTACTACCTAATACTCTTTTTAATCTATTGTAAAGATATGTAACATCAAAGAAATCAATATTCCATCCAGTGATAATAGTTGGTGAAATCTCTTCCCACGCATTTACAAATGCGATTAACATATCCTCTTCAGTTCTGAATGAACGAACTTTCGCTCCTTTGATGGTTTTATTTATTTCTTCACCTTCACTAAGTACATATACATAATAATCATTAGTTGCTGAATCGTGGAATGCTACAGAAGTCATTGTGTTCTCTGCCTTATCTGTATCCGGCAATCCACTATTCATCTCAACCTCAATATCAAATGTCATTACAACATGTCCTTCGGATACTTCATCTGAATCACCATATTCATCAATTAAGAAACGAGTCATTTCATTCACATCAGATTCATAGAGTTTTAGATTATCTTCGTTTTTCCAAAAGTTAATCTTCTTTAACCTCTCACCATTAATTGATTCATGCGCTCCATTACCATCTCTCACATACGCATAGTTTCTATACTTAGATGTAAAATACCCCTTTTGGTCATCCCAACAGTGGATGATACCACCTTCTTTTTCATAATATACATTTTGATATCCCATTAACTATTTTTTATTTCGTTCATCCACCCCCACTTTAAGCCATTGGTTATTCTATTCTTAATCGTTTGGTAATCTCTCACTTCTAAACAATATTTAAAATCTCTGAGTAAATCTTCGTTAGAACGATACTCATCATTCGATGTGATTTCATATGTTTTACCCTTAAATGTGAAAGTTACCATTATTGTTATTTAGCTAATCCACTCATATCCAGATTTAGTCAATCTGATATTTGGATGTGTTCTTAATCTGTTTCTGTAGATATTAAATGGAATACCCTTTCCCCAATTTAGATAAGATAATAAATTAGCTTTGGATACACTTTTTACCTTTTTTATATACTCTACAATTCTCTTATAACCATCTGCATCTTCACCAACCATTTTTAATTTAGATTCTGCTTGAACAAAGTTTGGTGCATAGTGTTTTTTAACAATAGCTTCATATGAGTTCTTTTCACCCAAAATTCTACACTTTTCTGAATATTCATTTCTTAAAGATGTATCATCCAATACATTGTTAATCATAGTTTGAAATTCAGTATCAGTTTTAAAGTATAAACCAGCATCCTCACTATATAGTGAATAATATTCAGCATCATAGAAAACATATGGAACACCTATCGCCATCCCATCAGCTGCAGAATTAGCCCAACCTGTATGATGTGATTGACCACAAACACCAACCCAACACTTTGATAGTTCAGTAAAATACCCCTGTCTATCAAATTTATCATTATAGATATATTCTCTATCTTGTGTATCTGCTAAAGGCACCCATACTTTAAAATCTTTACGTTTCTTCCAAAGTTCATCCATTTGAAGTAAAAACCAATCATAACTTTTATATGAGTTAGCCCTATGATTAAACACAATAATCTTTGGGTCTGTTTGAGGTTCTTTTCTTGGGCCTTCTACGTTATCCCATCCTCTTGGCATTGCCATTATAATATCTTTTAGTTTCTCAATATCAGAATCTGGCAAACACAATTTAGCATTTTCAATAATTGTATCTTTAACTGCTTCTGAAGTTACCCCACAAGTGTTCATAGACATCAACCCAGCATAATGATTTCTCAATAAACTTGAATCATACTTTGTTGTTTTTGGAATTTCAATATATGGACTATATCCAAAGAATACGGGTCTTTGATTTGTTGTATTATAAAAATGATTTTCTAAAAGTAAAGTATGTTCAGGTAGGTAACTATATACAAAATCCCAATCTTTTGTTTTATAATCAGTTACTTTTTTTATAGCGAATGTATCAAAGTGCTGGCGCATTTCATTTGGATAAGTTGGCCATTTGAATAAAACCTGCTCAACACTTTCGTATTGAAAGCCGGGCATTATTTCTGGAGTTAATATAGTAAAATGTATATCAGGTCTAAGTTTAGTCAAATGTTTTAGGATATTTGACATTATAATATAAAAACTATCTTTATAAAAATCTTTCTGAAATGTGATATTTGGATATATCAAACATCTAAACTTATATTCCTTTGATGCAGTTGGGTCTGTAAAAAACTTACTCATACTTTATTATTTTATTTATACTTACTAATATACAAAAATTATTTATAACCACCAAATTATTTTACCAAAAATTTATTTCATTAGATTCTTCTGGTGCATATGTTGTATGATGTATGATATCTGTATTGTAATCAGATGCCGTTTTAGGATAAGGTTTAGTTTCGTGTTTTAACCTTTTATGTAAATCCTTCTTTTCTTTTTTACTACTAGCTATGATTTGGATGTATCGATGTTTTGGTGGTTCTTCTCTTCTCCAAAATTCAGTACGCCCTTCTTTACCAATCTCTCTACGAAGATGTTCTAAGTTACCACTACCCCATAGATTATAAACAGTTCTACTATGAATCCAATCATATGGGTCTTTAGATAGTGAGATACCCCAATTAGGCATAAGTGCTATATCAGTTGATAACCCCTGATATATCCAATTAGTTGCTTTGTAAATACCACCAACGTGTCCTTGTCCGTTATCAGCATATGATAATAGTACTTTGATGTTTTTATCGTTATCTTTAATCCATTGGAATGTTTTTCCCAATGCACAACTTTCGATATTAGAACCATACCCATCATCTAAGTATAAACGAGTTAATTCTAATATATTATCTTTTGTTAATCCTTCACATACAGATGTGGGTGCTTTTGCTCCGACTGGGAATCCGTAGATTGCTACACCAATTAGTTTCTGAGAATTATCAAACATATCAACTTCATCAGTTTGATAATATACACCTAATGCGTATCGACACGATGTCCATGCGTGAGTATAATGTTTCTTTACGATTATATCTTTTGCTATTGATTTAGCTATTGGTGCTACACTAACTTTAGTGGAATCACAATAATGTTTACCCTCTTCCTTCATTACTGATATTTATCGAAATCACCTACTAAGAGATGTGTCCACGTTTCATTCTTAACTATTCTACGGATGTTAGCTGGGGATACCCCATTGTTTCTAGCCAACACTCTAACATTCCGATGTCCTACTTTCCATAGTTTTCGAATACTGTTAACTTGTTTCTCAGTTAATTTATGTTGTGGATGTGATTCACCTCTTAATGCCATACGCTTACGATTTCGTAACTTATTACTAATATACAACTTTTTTTTCAAAAATCCAAATTTATTTTACTGCATTAATGTAAGTTTGTTGTGGTTGAACACCTATAAATCGTTTAATTTCTGTAACTCCATCCACTAATACAACTGTTGGGATATTCCTAACACCATATTGTTGTGCTTTTTCATAATCTAAATCTACATCTACTTTTTCCACCTCAATATGAGAGGATACTTTATTCATAATTGGTGATAATGTCTTACACGGACCACACCATTGGGCTGAGAAATACAAATACTTCATTTTTTCTTACTCCTTTTAATTAAACAATCTATACAACTATTTGATATTGGTAAACTGATTGGTATTTCCTTCCCACATCGTTTACATATCTTTTTAAAATTATTATCCATCACAACTTATACAATCTGGGTCCATAGCTTGTTGAGCGATATCACCTCTAAGAACTGATTCGGTTCTGGTATAATATAATGTTTTTACACCCTGCTTCCACGCTTCCATATGAACCATATTCATCCACTTTGGAGTTGCCTCTGATGGAAATGCTAAGTTTAGTGAAACTGATTGGTCGATATATTGCTGTCTAACACCAGCTTGTCTAACCAACTCTAATTGATTAATCTCTTTGAATGTTTTGAATACATCTTTTACCTTATCACACTTAGTAGTATCGATATCACCATCAACCTCAGTTAGTTTTCCATCACAATATACCCATTTATCTAATTCTTTGATATCTTGTACTGAACCACCATCTGCTAAGATTTTATCCCAAGTTTCTTTTGTATTGATACCTGCCTTTCTAAGTGCTTTTTCTAATTCTCTATTCTTTCTAATGAAAGTACCCTTAGCAGTTTGTTCGGTAAATACGTTTGCTGCCCAAGGTTCAATACCTGGTGATACGTTTCCTGCTAATTTGGAGTTGGATACAGTTGGAGCAACTGCTCTAAGGTGAGTATTTCTAAACCCACTATCTCTACACCAAAGTGGTTCACCCATTTCAGTTGCCATATCTCTACTTGCTCTTTCAGATTCAATCTTTAATTGTGAAAAGATTCTACGAGTTTCAAACTGAGCTGGTAGTGAATCAAATGGAATACCTTTTTGTTGTAGATATGTATGCCATCCTAATACACCTAATCCTAATGCTCTACCCTTTTCTGCTGAACGTACTGCGTTTTCGAATCCTCTCATATTCTTAGCTCTTTGTAAGAACTCTGATAGGATACCATCTAAGAACCAAGTTGCAGTATAAATTAAATCAGTATGTTTCCACTCATCGTACTCTGATAGGTTAAGTGAAGATAAGCAACAAACGAATGAATGTGATTCATCTGTATGTAATGTAATCTCAGAACATATGTTTGTCATATGAACTTTCAACCCATTATCCTTATACATCGGTGGGTTTGCTTTGTTGATGTTACCTTTATACATTACATATGGTTCACCAGTTGCTTTTCTCTTTTGAAGTACCTTACCCCATTTTCTACGAGCTTCTGAATCACCATCTTCCAATCTTCTCATAAACTTATCACCAACAACCACACATTGATGTAAATTCAAACATTGTCTGTTTACATCACCCTTTGGTTCTCTGATTTCAATCCAGTCATCAAAATCTTCGTGGTCGATATTAAGGTTAACCGATGCTGCCCCTCGTCTTACACTACCTTGATTGGTAGCAAGGATTGTAGAATCATAAATCTTAGCGAATGGAACAACACCATCGGATGTTCCGTTTTGTGTAATATTAGAACCAGCTGGTCGAATCATATTCAAACCAACACCTACTCCACCACCATGTTTAGCGAGTAACATCATTTCTAAATTCTTAGTACCTATATCTTGGATTGAATCAGCTACATCGATTCCAAAACAACTGATTGGTAATCCTCTATCAGTTCCAGTGTTTGATAAAACAGGTGTTGCTAAGTTTAACCAACCCTTCCAAATATAATCGAAGAACTTTGTTGCCATTTGAGGTTTACCCAATCTTCGAGCAGCTGTTGTTGCTACTCTCCAATAGGCATCTTTGGGTTTCTCACCCTCTAATAAATAACCCTTTGATATTGTCTTAACGTAGATTTCTGTGTTTGCCCAAGATGGAAAATCTACGTCTATTTCCCAACCTAACTCAGCTCCAAAGTTTTTCATTCTTTTATAAACACTCCATTTTCAGTTTTCCCTTTTCTATCTTTTATCTCATTCCATGCAGCTTCTAAACATTCTGAAGGATGTAATCCTAACTGCATCGATAGTATGATTAATGTAACGAAAGAATCTCCGATTCCATCTACTATCTCATTTTTATTATCTTTAAGGAGAGCTCCGGCTGTTTCACCGACTTCTTCCAAAACCTTTAACATCTGCTTGGGGGCGTTATCTTTTACTAAGATACCTTTATCATCTGCCCATCCGATTACGTTTGTAATCAATTTATCAAAATCTGTCATAACTTATTTTTATTTTATTATTTTTACCAAATATCGTTGAAATCTTCACCTTCGTTTGCCTTAGAGTAATCTGTAGGTCTTACTGCGAAGAAATCTGTATGTGTTGTTCCACCAGTTAAATGGTAGAACCAATCTAAATTAGATGCGTTCTTATCGTTAAATTCAAAGTGGAAATCACCACCTGCAATTGCGTTATACCCCAATTCACCTAATTTTTCATTACCTCTTTTAGAAATAAAGTGTTTTAAATCTTTTGCTTTCATATTTTCCAAATCACCCATCTCAAACATTTTATCGATGAATTTGTGTTCCATCTCTACCATATATTGAGCTGCTTGGATAACATCATCTTTCACTTCTTCAAACAATTCAGGATACTCATCACACATATGTCTGAATAATTGACATCCCATTTTAGAATGTAAGGATTCATCTCTTACACTCCATTTCATTTGCTGTCCGATTCCTTTCAGAAGATTTCTCATCTGAAATGAATACAGAACTGCAAAACTACTATATAAAGATACACCTTCTGCAAATGCTGAGAATATAGCTAATGAACGGGCTACTTCTTTTCTCGCTTTAGGATTTGTTTGTAAATCCTCATGAGTCCAATCTGCTGAAGTAGCGGTTAGGAATTCAAACTTTTCTGCAATTGCAGGTTCGTGTAGGAAAGCTTCAAAATCTTCTAATCCCAAAGATTCGTTTAGATATGAGTAAGCGGTTGCGTGAATAGTTTCTTGCGAACCGAACATCATAGCCATTTGTTTAATTTCATGCTTTGGAAACCACTTTGTAACCATAGTAGTCCAATAATCAGATACGGCACATTCAGTTTGAGCGAATCCCAAAAGGATATTACCAACCAAATGTTTTTCTGATTCATTAAGATTTTCGTTCCAATCTTTTAAATCACCCTGCATTGGGATTTCGGTATGTAACCAAAATGCTTGGGCTTGTTTCAACCAACCTTCGGTATAATATTGTGGGTATTCAAATGGTTTGAATGGGATTCTTTCTGTAAATAATTGTGTCATTTTTGTATCTTCTTTTTTAAAATTAATATTGTTTGGGTTATAATAAGTATGGTTTAAAAATCAATATCTTTATTCATTTCTTTATATTTTTGTAACAAATTCTTTCTCACTAACTCACCCCCATTGTTCATATCCTTTTGGGTTTTTTTACCATCAATGGAATCATCGTTGTAGATATCAATCCTACCTGTACTCATATTGGCTTTTGAAGGTAAAGTCATTCCATCAGGTCCAAATCTATTTTTTATTACGTGCCATCTACCTGTACCTGCTAATTTATCCTCAATCTTTCTACTTAATGATACTACAAAATCTGCAGTCATCAGTTTTGAGAATGAACCAGCTATAGAAGTACCAGTAATAACATCTTGCTCTGCTCCACTACGATTAATCTGAGATGCTGTAAACAACGGAACTTCATATTCACCTGCAATACCTCTCAATCCCTCAACAATCTCTTCTAACTCTTCGTGTCTTTCTTTTCTACTATTACCCTTTAATAAATCAGCGTAATCTACGATAATCAAATCAGGACTCTTACCTTGCAACTTCAGTTTATCTAAAGATGCTCTCATAGTATTTAATCCAGCAGATTTAGTAGGCCAATGTTTTACAACTATATCACCACTTAATTTCTCTACTTGATTTCGTACTTCATCTATTTCAAATTTAAGTTTGGGTACGGGTATTCCAGTTAATACTGAATCATATCTCTGCCCTACATATCCTTCGTTAAGTTCTAATGTATAATGAACTACAGTTTTACCAGCTTTAGCAGCTGCCATACCAACATTCACCAATGCCCAAGACTTACCAATACCCGGTGGTGCAGCAAATATTATTAATTCACCTTTACCAAATCCACCATCTACTAATTCATCTATAACAGGCCAACCACAAGGAACTACATCCCTAACAGTTGATTCGTATCTTTCAATAATGTTTTCTTTATACTCATGTCCAATATCAGTATCTTGTCCCGCTTTCATAGCGTTATCAATCTTCGATTTAATTATATCGAATTTACCATCACTTAATAAATCTACGGATTCTAAGATTGCATTCTTAAAGGTTTGATTCTTACAGAATTCTAAAGATTGTTCTTTAACATACTCTAAATCATCCGATTCTAAGCCATTCCAAACTTGCTTTAGGTTATCTACTATAGATTGTTTGAGAACATCCCTCTCAACCTTATCTACTTCGTTTTTAAAGACATCTAAGGTTGGTAGTTGTGAAAAGTTATCAAAGTGATTTAATGTTTTCGTTACTATCCACTCATTAGCATCTGAATCAAACATCTCAGGTTTGAGGATATCATACATTTGTTGTAAGAATATCCTATCTGATAATAGAGATGAAAGTATCTTTATCTGAAATGACGTACCAAATTTATTTCCGAATTTATCCATATTGTACCAATATACGAATTATTATTGTAACTACCAAATTATTTCTTAGTTTGTTTTGAATATTTATCCAAATCACCCCAAGTGTTTACTAACCACGTTTCTACATTCTTAAACGCAGTGTAAAGTTTATCAACCATAAACTCTTTTTTGAATCCAAAAGAATTTAATCCGTTGATTGGTGAATCAATGATATTTCGTACATTTGATGTAATCGCTGAACCCATTATTGGTTCTGATAACTGCATTAAATCGTAATTCAATTTCAAAGTATCGGTATGTTCCAATATTTTGTTTTTCAGTTTCTCATCATCCAATTGAGATACCCTTTCGAATAAGGTATCTAATGTTAATCCATCCGATTGAAGGAAATCTAATTTATTTATTAGTGTTTTTGGCCCGATACCCTTTACGCCAGGAATATTATCGGATTTATCACCATCAAAAATTCTATAATATACTAAGTTTTTTGATGGAACTCCATATAACTCCTTTACATCCTCTTTATGCATAAGTTTCTTCTTAGTTGGTAGATATACTGATATTCTATCATCTACCAATTGTAAGAAATCCTTATCAGAGGAAATTATCATAACTTCTTTTTTAAATATATGTCTGGCAGCGTATGCCATAATATCATCTGCTTCAATGTAATCAATGTAACACAAATCAACAGGTAAGAACTCTAAATATTTGATTAACGTATTAAAATTACGTTTCATAGATTCTGCTTGGTCTTCTAAATCTTCGTACCCAACTAATCTATTAACTTTGGTTAATCCTGTTCTACCTTCTTTGTATCCCTTATACATTTTTTTTCTACGTGTCGAACCACCCTTACCATCAAAAACTACCAACACTCTAGTTGGTTTGTTTTTACGGATAAGAGCGCCGAGGGATAACAGACAGCCTGTTACCCCACCAACGTGCTCCCCATCATCATTCAGAGTTGGAACTGCTCCAAAACATCTGATGAAAAGATTTAATCCATCTACAATCATTACCTTATCATTAACATTCCTTTTGGGAGTATTCGATAAGTTATTAAACATTTCTCTGTAATTAGATTTCGTATCCTTCATCAAGTTGTGTTGAATCTGTGTTTGCATTCTCAGATGCTTCTTTGTATCCTAAGATATATGCATCACAGATTTGTTTATACATTTGTTCCTTTACCTCTGGTCTTTCTTCTAAGAGTTGGGTGAAATTCTTAGCTTGGAATTTAATCTCTTCTCCAGTTGATTCATCAACCCAAGTATACCAAGCTCCACTAATCTGTATCAACTTATATGTTTTCATAGTATTCAACCACGAACCATATCTATCAATACCTCTATCAAAGTAGATTTCAAAATCAACTGCTCTTAGTGGTGGTCCCATTCTGTTCTTAATGACTTGTACTCTAGTCTTAATACCAACAGTTTGTTCAACACCCCCAACTTTAGAATTGAGTTTACCCATTTGTTTCATTCTTAATCTACAAGATGCGTGAAAACCTAATGCTTTCCCACCTGATGTAGTATAAGGGTCACCAAATGATACTCCCATTCTAACTCTAAGTTGATTTGTGAATACAACCAATATTTTCTCTCTACCAATAAGATTTGTAATCTTTCTCATTGCTTTTGAGATAATGATTGCTTTTTGAGTAGCATAGCCAGCTTGGTCATAATCAGCTGCTAATTCTACTTTAGTTGTTGCTGCCGCTACAGAATCAACTACTATTGTTACCAATCTATTATTATCGGATTTTCTAATTGATTCGATAATTGAATCCATAGCATCAAAGATATCTTCTACTGCTTCTAAAGGTACATAAAGTAACTTTTGAGTATCAACACCTAACGCTTCTAAGAATTCTTGATTGATTGCGTTCTCTGTATCAATATACACTGCCAAACCACCCTTCTTTTGAGTATTTGCTAATGTATGTGCTGCTAACAGAGATTTACCACTCGCTTCTAGTCCCGTAACCTCAACAATCCTTCCAACAGGAAATCCACCATTAGGTCGATTTGATATAGCTAAATCTAACATATCATCTCCTGTAGACACCCACTCAGTTAAGTCGGTGGGTGTCTGCTCGGAGCCATCAAGGAAGTAAGCTACTTTCGATTGTCCTTTGAACTTTTTGTTCAGGTTATCTGCTAAAATCGATGATAATTCATCTCGATTTGTTTTAGCCATAGTAACTTAGTTTTTAATTATTGAATAAATCTTCAAATGCATCTTTTACATCAGAATTTGATGTAGTTGCAGCTGCTGGTTCGTTATTTGTTTGAGTATTCGTTTGAGTTGGTTGAGCTTCTGACTCTTCTGATTCACCAACTGAACCAGTTTCCATCCAAGTTTCCAATAATCCCTTCATATCATCATATGTATATTTCTTAAACATATTAGGAAGTTCAATTTGGTCTTTTACAGATTCTAAAACACTTTTATCTTCTGTAATCTCAGTTTGGTTTGGTTTAACTCTGATATAAGTTTCAGGATAGTTTTTACCTAACTCTTTAGCAGTTTTAAACTCAACAGTGATATCTCTACCATTTGTTGGGTCTGTTAAATCACCATAATCTGGGTCTGCGAAGAAAGCAAGTAGTTCTTGATACACAGTCTTACCAAAACCCCAAAATTTGATTCCTTCAGATTCCTCACCTCTTACTAATACAGGAACATAAGTTCTCATTTTAGGAGTAAGTTGTTTTGAAAGATTCCAATCGTTTCTATCACCAGTCGATTTCAATTGGTCAGCGAACTCCACTAATGGGTCTGCTTCACCATGTGTTTGAGGTGATAGAATATTCTTGCCACCAAAGTTGTAGTGGAAAAATAATTCGATAAATGGATTTGATGGATTGTGAACGTAAGGAACGATTCTTACTTGTTGCT